ATTCAACATAAGCGGGATTCATGGTTTTTCCCTCGTGTGATGCTGCCAAGCGGACTTGATTATCTTCGTCGCCACCGGCGCTAACAAAACTGACCGCACGCAAAACGAACTTGCGTGCTACAACAACCGGACCTTCGAACGTTCGGCCGTTAACGCGAATCGTTCGACCGCGTTTGACGAATTCTCGCCCGTTGGTGTGTCCTTCGATCGAAGCCTGGAACCGAAAACCGTTTTTATGGCTCTTCAAGACTTCGTCGCGCGCGTCCGATTCGGCGGATGTTAAGCCGCTGAGCCGAATCTGCGATGCCTTCACATCGACTTCGATTTCCTCGGAATGACCGACGCGCTGTGAATCTTTGTGATCAAGTGTGATCGGCAACTTGCCGCCAGATGCCTTGATCGTTACCCCACTCATGTCGACGACGATGCCGCCCGGGAAGCCTGCGACTTTGAGACGTCCGCCCGAATAGGCCAGCATGTCAAAAGGTCGGATCTTTTCGTCGTCGCCGCCCGCGGCGGCTTTGAGTTCGAGCGTCTCGGCATCAAAAAATAACCGCTTCTTACTCGCCATCGTCGTCGCTCCCCTCTTGTTTCACTTGCTGGAGGACTACCCCGGGTTGCGGCAGATTGATCGCCGTACGCTTCTCTGTTTGCTCGGCGAGTTTCTGATACTGCTCTTCTGGGTCAAGGTTTTTGCGTAACCAGTAGTCGTGATCCGTTAGCAGGCCCTTGTCCCAATAGGCGATGTCCGCCCCAGCAACTTTGATCGGGTCGTCCTCGTCAAATCCGTCGTAACCCCACAGATGCGGGTAATCGGCAAGATTGAATTCGCTCGGAGCGATGCCGGAACGTGCGGCCAGATATTCCACGAGCCACTGATTGAAGTACGGCTCGATGATGTCGTCTTCGGTCACCGACCGCTCGATCTCGTTAGCTTTGTTGAAAAGCCGATGATCGATGCGGCCGCTCGCCATGTTCATTTCTGATGAATTGGCCGCGGCGACGTTGAACGGGATTTCCAGGCAACGCGAGGCCTCGTTGAGAACCCACTTGCCGAACTGCGGCGTGGTCTCGGTCGGCTGTTCGGCTTTCATCTGCTGGACTTCCCATCCGAGCGGAAGCGTCATCAGCATGTTTCGAGCCCACGGGATCGACAGCAGTTGATCCACTTCATCCACGTCGCTCGAGCCCACCGATCCGGTCGACTTCATGACTGCGTTGATCTGTGCGGCCCATTCTGCGTTGTGCAGGGTCGCCAGCGAATAACGTCGCGCGATCGCGAACAGCGGCAGCGCTGGCGTCGTGTAGGGAATCCCTCTACGCTGTCCGGGGCGATCTTCGCGGTACAGGTGATAGACTCCGTTCGACGGGATCCAATCGCCTTCCGTGAAATGATCGATGAATTCGGCGCCCGGATGCTGTCGGAGGAACCAGTAAGCGGTCGGATCGCCGTTGTCGTTGAGCCGAACCGCGTCGATGTGGTTGAGGTTGAAACTTTCGTCGATGAATGGCTCGTGGACGTAGTCACATTCGTAGACCCGCAGGTCAAGCGATACGCCGGTCCGATTCAACATCCGTTGAGAATTCACCGGCACTGCAAAGGCCTCGCCGTCGGTGTATTTCGCGGATAGGAGCGTGCGAAGCTTCCGGCAGAACTTTGTCAGGCGGCAGTGAGTTCGCCAATCCGTCTCGATCTGTTTGTTGGTCGCGAAGTCGTTCGTCAACATTTGGCAACGCGGGCCGCGGCCGATCGTGAAATTAACCTTGGTCAGGATCATGCCGCGAAGGAACGAATTATTCGCCGATTCGTACCGCGAGCGATTGCGAAGCAACTGCCGCGTCTGATGGTCTGCCGACGCATTTGGGCCGAATGAATCCGCCCACGACCAGTGTTTCGAGTTGTCATGCGTGGTCTGCGCCGCATCGAACTTGGCATGCAGCCGTTGCGGACGCTCGATGCGTACCTTTTCTCGGGACTGTGGGCGGAATCGATCGAGAAACGGAATTTTCACGGCGCGCCCTCTTTTTTGAAGCGAGCCAGTGAAAACCCAAGCTTTTGCTCTGTCGTGGGATCCGGTGGATCGGTCGTGATCCCGCCGGCCGCGCGAATGAGGTCGCTGTACTTTTCACGCGTTGCGCGGTAGCCGTCGATCTCGGCGCTAAGGGGCTCGCCCGAAATGATCAGGGCGAACAGCTGGTCAAATTGGTCCTGAGTGAGCGGCATTTCGCGATTCGCGTCCAGACAATGTGCTGAGTACGAATCGATTTTGAGAGAAAAACGCCGCTAGGATTTCACGAGTCAACCTAGATGTAGAAGTTTCTTGTTTTTTTTCATTCCTAATCCCATTCCTAGTAGGAATGAAAACGATCAGCCGCAATCTTCCTCACGCGTCCACTTGTACGCCCCGCAATTGACGCATTTCCGCTGCCTAACAACCGCATGTTCGTTGCGGCTGCGGTCCGTTTTGATGCAGAAAAACAATCGGCAACCGCATTTCACGCACTTCAGGCCGCGGCCGTCGTACAGATCCCGCGATGCGTATTCTTTGGAGTTTCCGCCGACCAGATCCGACTGCCGCTCTTGTCGTTTGAGCTCTTCGACAATTTCCCGCGTCAGTTTTTTGCGTTCCCGCGTCATCATCGTTGCATGGCCTTGATTGTCTGTGCGGTGAGCCGTCGTTTCTTCCGTCTCGCTTTCCGTTTTGCTGGTTCGAGCCCGCGGCACGTCGCGCCGAGGTAAACGCCGCCAACACAACAGCCAACGCCGCAGTCAAACAGGTGGTTGTCGAGCGTGCTCATCTTGAGATCCCACTCGCCGACTTCTCGGTCGGGCGTTTTGACGAGCGTCATCTTTTCGGCGTGGTAATGATCCGCCGGCATTTCCTGATTGCCTTCGAAGAATGTGAATGCACCAGGATCACCAGAAGCGATCCCCCAGTGACCAGCAAAAAACGACTTCCAAAAGTTTGTCTCATAGAGAAAGTACAGATGGTTGCGTTCGACTTTTTCGAGCAATGGCATTCTGGCGTTCGGTCCCCACCATTCTTGATCGTCCGTCTTGAATTCTGAAAACGGTTTTTTCTTCGCGCCGTGGCCGCGTCCAAAACTCGGAAACCAAAGTCGACCGCTGCGCTGATCGCACGTGCTGAAAACAGTATTCGTCGACGTCCCGTACGCCGCATCGATCATGCCAACGCCGAGCGAGTATTCCTGACCCGATCGGGTGGCATAGGTGCGGTTCTCCAGTTGATCCATCAATGCGTGCAACGCTGCCTCGAGCGCGCCCAAGTATTCAGCCCCAGGGCACGCATCAAAGATCGTGTTTCTGGCCTCGCTCATCGTGAAATATCGCCGCTTTTGGTCTGGGTACGAACCCCAGTCGATGACGTAGCCCGTGAAATCGCCTTTGAAAGCCATCACCTTGTAGTAGAGCACGTTGCCCTGGACATCGATGTAAGCCGCGATCCGGCTCGCCTCCGCCGGAATCTCGTAGCGTCCGAATCGGTTCGTTTTCGCGATCAGTTCCTTCCGCGCTGGCATTCCAGTAGGATCGCCTTCGTCGTCCGTCGGATCGCTCTGATACTCGGTCGCGAATGTCTCCGGATCCTTGTAGTACAGATCCATGGCCGATTCGAGCGCCGATTCAAAGCCTGGTTTTATTCTATCCTGCCAATACACGTGAGCTTCGGCATCCATGTCCGCGCGGTGCTCGCGGTAGAAGTCGTGCGCTGGCGTCATGTCGCGTTCGTCCACGAGGCAGGCCCGCCGGATGTCGGCCCATTGATCCCACAGCGTCATGTCGGAAGGAAACGATTTCAGCATCGGCACCCGGATCGCGTTCCAGTCGGCGTGGTCCTCGTGGTCTAGCAGTCGATCGACCGCCGAGCCCTTAGCGATGTTGGTGCCGGTCAGGACTGCCGAGATAGACTTGCTCGGTCCGGCCATGCCGAGAATGTCGCCGTTGATGCTGGAAAGCCGCTCTTTGACTTGAGATGGCGATTTTGCCGACTTCCTCGTCTCTGGGTCGTCGATCAAGGCGAAGTCTGGCCGGAAGCCGTTGACGAGCGGCCCTCGCGATGCGGATCCGAGAATCGTCCCGACGCCGATGACAGACCCAGCGTTGCCGGCTTCGCGCGACGGCTCGATGTCCGGAAAAATGATTTCCGAGCCGCCCCACGTCAGGCCTGTCAGCTCGCCATCGTAGGTCTGATAGTTCGCGCGGTTCGCGATCCCGTCGGCGCATCGAACCGGAAAGATGATCTCGGGAAAATCCGCGAACAGCAATCGATTCTTGAGCAGGTTCTTCTTGATGTCGTCAATGTGCTGCTTAGCTTTGGTGGCCTCGGCAGCGAACAGCATGCCGAACCGAAAATGTCCGTAGAGGCTGCCCCACTGAATCGACCGCCTAGCGATCGCCGTCTTGCCGGATCCGCGAGGAAAGATGATCGCCTGCTGCAACGATTCCAGAATAGCGACCTGGATCGATTCGATAAGAAGGATGTGCGACGGCGACCAGGCGAGCGTGAAGTCTTTCGCGTGGTACGTTTCGAGGTATCGCCGCAGATCGAATTTGCACTCATCGCGCCGCTGAGCTTTTGCGACTTTGGGAATAATGCCGATGTCGCGGGCGGCGTTGTTTCGTTCTCGGTTGTGACGTTGTGCGGCCGCCCGTTGCTTGTCCTCGGCCGTGATGCCGGCCCGACGCTCTATCTCGCGGATCTTGGCATTAAATTCGCGTTTCTTTTCGGCGATCTCTTTCTGGATTTTGTCTCGAGCCACATCGTTCGCCTACTTATTCACGCGTTGCATCACTTCCACTTGCGTATCACGAATTCTAGGCGACGGTGTAACGGCTCCTTTGGCCAATACATGACGGCAAACCACGCGATGCGGATGTACCATCTTGGCGACACCGCCGTTTTGATTTCTAAGAGCATCGCGTTGCCTTCTCGCCCGTGAGGTTTTGCCAGCGTTCGACGATGACGTCAACGTACGCACACGATATTTCCAAACCAAAACATTTGCGGCCAAGTTGCTCGGCGGCGATTAGCTCCGATGCCTTAACCCGTCTCAGCGATTTGATTCGATCGCGGATCTTCATTTGCTCTCCGCGACTTTCTCCCAGTAGTCGGGCACGTGATGCAGCTCGGCCGTA